TTCAGTCCGCCAATGAAACCGGACGACAGAAACTCCGGCAGGTCCTCGTCAAAGGCGTGGGGGTCCACGATTTCGCCGTAGCTATCGACGTTGTTGAAGACGGAGACCAGCCCCTCGAACGAACTTCCATCGCCGGTAGCCGCCTTAAGCTCGAAAGGGAAGGTCTTGAATTCCATCTGGTCGGTTTCTGGCATAAGGGTTTCCCCTGAACCGCAGAACGAAAAAAACCGCACGGTCCCCGTCCCTCCGAAGAGAGAAAGGAACCGGGCGGTCTGTTAAGAACGGCCCGAAGGTGAAGTTATGATTGCTCGACTACAAGTTTAACGCTGTGTTCGGTAAATGTCAAGAGGACTCGTTATCTCGGCGACTCGTTCGCCATCCCCAACCTTCGCTCGACGGCATTCAACTGCTGCCGCTTACCCTGCAACTGCTCTTTCAGCCCCGCGACCTCCTGACAAAGCCCCCGGCGCAACTCAATCAGCAGGTCACGGTCCGGGACTTGCTGAATCGTGCGTGATTGGGTTGTCGAGGATTCACTCATAGAGATTGCGTTTCGGCCTGAGAAGAAATCAATCCTTTGATGCGGTCAATCTCCTCTTGAAACCCTCCCGCCGACGCGTGAACCAATGCCGCCTGCAAATCTCCGTTACTCTCTGCACTACACGCGAGAACGTGATCAATCAGTCGGCCAGTGTAATTGTAGGTGCGCGCCTTATCGGACACACATCCTTCAACTGTTCCGCTATCGTAAATCTTGTAATGCCGGTCGCCGTCAACGATCTCGAATATCGGCAGTTTGAGAGTTCGGATACGGAGAGTTGCCATTACCTGATTCCCTTCTTCGTCTCCGCACACTTCTCATGCAGGAACCGCTCTTCGTCCGTCCGCCAGTACTCGACCACCATCGACTCGCCCGGATAGAACGGCTGTCCGCAGAGAGCGCAGAATGGCTTGATGGTGCGAGTGCGTGGATGAGGCGGTTGGTCTGCAATCTCAGTAAGACTCGTCATACAAAACTCCTCGACTGTCATCGATCCTCTGCGAAACGCCTCCCATTCTCGCATATCGAGGTTATGGAAGTCAGTCCAGGTCATGCGCGTTGATTCTGCTGAAATTGCGCCCATTCTTCATCTGTGAGCCAATCCGGTCGTTCGATCCTCGCGTTCATAGGCATGGTCGCAAGACGCTCGATTTTACGCATGTGACTCAAAAATCCCGCCATGCATGGTTGACAGCGGTACGGCTTTATTCTTAGGGCGGCCACCTCACTCGCGCGGAACTCTCGCGATTTCCCGCACTCAGAATTAGCACATTTTAGGATTACGCGCCTTTCAGCGCACATTTTTAGGTATGCTCTACGCGCTACCCTTGCGGTTTCCGCTGTCCCTCCAAATCCACCCTCATCGTGAATTCTCGCGTGGACTACCGCGCGGCCTTTGGCCCGTGACAACCTGCGCGCATCAGCGTATTTGCGTGTTGCCAGTTTCTGCCTGGCAGATGGGGTACGGATCGCGATGCCGCACTTCTTAAACTGCCTACCAACGGTCGAAGTTGATACTGATCGGCCGTTTAACGTACTCATTATCACTGCAATGTCAACCGTACTTCTTCCTTCTCGATAAAGCTCCGCTAGCCTTTCTGCGGAGGGCCATTCGAGCCGCTTAGCTATTGTCGATCACCTCCCACTTTAACATTTATGGTTTTCATGTCATTTCCGGTATAAGCACACAGCGGCAATTCGGATGGCTCTCCGGCACATCGTCGGGTAGGTAGACGCCGGATGGCAGGCCGTCACTTGATCCCGCCGCGTAATCGTCACATTCATCCACCACGTCATGCGCCGCGCTGAGTGTCCACCTCAGTCCCTGCACCCCGCTCTTCATCGTTCCCTGTGGCGTCAGGACGGCCCTTCTCGCGGCTTCTCTGCGCGCCATCGCCATTTCCGTTACGGCGAGCCGCATGGCGCGGTACGTCGGCGTGAGAACGCCACGGTCAGCCAGAGCGGACTGAAGGTTCGCGGCAATCGCCTCGGCCGCCAGTCCGTTCCTGATTCCCTCGGCAATCACCGAATCGACCGCCTTGCGCGTCTCAGCGTCCAGATCACCGAGCCGCTGATACAGTTGCTTACCGTCCGCATACACCTTCCCGGTGGTCGTCCGAACCGCCGTATCCGCCAATTCCGAGTACAATGCCACCACCACCGACCCGTCACTCAGCGTCACGCTATGCCGCTTCGTTGCTCTCAGCCGCATATCCGGCACGAGTTCAAGGCTGGCTTCCAGTTCCACCTCGGCATCCGCCGCCTCCTGCGCGCTATCCAGTAGAGAAACCGCCATCAACGAACTGTAATCCCGCTTGAACCCGTCCAGCAGACCCGTTACGTCCCGCATCAGTCGCAGTTGCGCGCGGAACCAGTCCACGCCGCTTCGCTCGGCCGGCAGTTTCCTGATTCTCTTGACGAGGGACGCGACAAGCCGGTTGACGAGTTCGGCAATGCGGTCCACGTTCTCGGCTACGTTATCCGTCCGCTCGGCTACCGTCAATGAACGCTCCCCGCCAACTGCTCGACTTCCGCCTCTAGCCCGTCCATCCACTCCGGGAACCCGAACAACTTGTAGGATTTCCCCGCGTTTGGGTCCGGTTGCGGCGGGTTGTTATTCTCCAGATTCGCGTTCGCCGGGTTGTTCGCCCCGTTCGGGTCGTTCGGCATGATCGCTGGCCCCGGCTGCGGCAGGTCATAGTAGAACTTGTCCGCAATCGCTTTTGGCGGATCGGGTCGGTTCGTGTTTCGGCAGAAGTCGCCGACGGTGATCAGTCCCATCCGAAACACCATCAGCTCCCGCGTGTTCAGTTTGTCGAGGTCCGGCTGGAGCGGCCGCACGTCGCGGTAGTCGAACGCCAGTTGGACTTGCGTGAGTTCCTGACGCTTGGCCTGAAGCGATCCCGCCGTGGTGAACTCCGGCAGGAGCTTGAACCCTATCTGAGCGGCCATGCCGGTTCCCATCGGCATCACGCACTCTTCCCACGCAATCTCTCTGGCTTCTACGGCACTCGCATACGTCTGCGAGTCTCTCGCGCAATACAACCCAATCACCTTGTCCGGTATCCCGATGAGCGCGCAGATGTCCTTTTCGGGAATATCCTGAATGGTGTCGAGCGCCATGTCCTGCGGCGAAGACTTCGGGTAATCCACCTTCGCCATGAAGTCTAGGACAGTGGTAGACCCCACCATGTCGCCGGTCGTCTTCGCGTTGATTTTGTCGGCAATCGTCTCCGGCTCAATCGTTACCGTCGGGTCGTTCGGGCTGACGAACATTCCGATGGTCCCGAAGTTGCGCATCATGTTCGCGCCGTAGTTGGCGGCGAGTTGGAGGGTATAAATCCCTCGCTTTGCGGAGAACAGCGGCGACATGCCGAGCCGCGTGTCGTAAGGATTGAACCCAAACTTAAGATGCAGCATTTTGTCCGGCGTCAGGATTCGCTCGTCCCCATTCGGAGTGCGGTAGCGGTAGTAATCTATGAGGTTGTCGCTCTTCGGGTCCGTCCATACCGTGACGAGGTGATGAGGTATCCAGTACAGTTCAATGACCTCGCCGCCCGTAGACCGCACTATCTCGGCGTAGGCGTTGCCGTACGTAATCCACGACAGGATGAGGCCCTGAAAGAGAATGGAGCCGTCGTAGTCCTGATTGGGCCTGTTGAGGAGGTTGACGAGGGGATGTTCCTTCGCGATCTTCCACTCGCCCGCGCTATCCTTCACGTTGACGATGGGCGGAGCCTGCGGGAAGTTGCGAAAGAGCCAGTTGAGGCAGGCTTGAACGGCCGGACACTCCCACAGATCGCCGGTTATCCGGTCCCAGTTTATCTGCGTGCCGGGAGTCCAATGGGCGCGGCCCGTTCCGCCAGAGGAGTAGAGATTCCCCGGAGCGGAAGAATCGACCCAATCGCCCCCTCCCCAGAATGAGCGGTATGCGATCCCCAATCTTTCGCGAAGACTGGGCATCTTACCCGTTTTGCTTATCCCTGACATGGAGGCGGACCTGTCCCTTTCGTGGAACCGCCTCCCAACGGGTCGCACTTGACGACTACTTTGCCGTCCACGAGTGCCCTCAGTTCCTCGTGGCTGTTGAGAATGGTGTCTATCATATCGGGATGGAGCGAGTGCTTGACTGCCAGCCGCTCCCGATTAAACGCGATCTGCTCTGGCGTTAGTATCACTTCCGCCCCTCAACCGGCCGCAGCAACGTGTTCTCGTCCGTCTGCGGCAACTCAACCGGCTTTTGGAAGACAACCAGCGCAAGAAGCCGTGCCGATTCCCGCGCCACCAGGAACCCGAGGTAGAAGTACGCGCCGACGAGGACGACGATGAGCGACCCCATGACCGCCAGCACCATATACATCAGCATTTCCATCCTCGTCGCCCCGTCATACTGCTAACTGCGTCGGAACGCGGAAGTCGTGGTTGCGGAACGTGTCGATCACATACGCCGCCGTCGCCTTCTCCGTCAGGTTAGCCATGCAATGCTCGAACCCTCGCTCGTAAATCTCGAATGACCGTTCCGGGTCCGCCAGCGCCTCCGTCACCTTCTCCTGAATATCGCACCCGACGAACTCTTCCCCACGGCTGTCCACATTGTACGCGATGCACGTTTGACCGTCAATGAGCGGAGCGCGTGTTCGTATCGAAAGCGGACATTGCAACAGGAGCGTGCGGCAGAGGACCTCGGTCATGCGGAACGAGCCGCTGCCGTAACCATCGAACGACACGGAGAGCCGCGCCGCGCGGATTCGCTCCCTGTAAACGTCCGGCTCCAGGTTCCCACCCTCCGACCATCGATCCGCTATCTCCGACTTCCGGTGACACCCTCTTAGCGCCTCTGTTATCTGCACCCGCCACGGATGGCTCATGCCCCACACGCAGAAGACTTCCAGTTCCCGCCTCAGATACTCGTCGCGGTTCGGCGGCCTGCGCTCCACGCTATCGTGGTAAAGCGGATAGTCGATAGGATGGTAGCCAGCCGGATAATCCACGTCCTTGTGCAGCTCACGCAGGAAGTACGGGAATGACCGACCTTCCAGAAACCCTCTGAGCCTCGCCTGCTGCGCGAAGTTCTTCGTGTCGTGCATCATCGCGCGTTCGGTGAAGCTATTGGCGTAGTCCATATAGCGGTCTTGCAGCCGGCAGAAATACCCGTACTCCGCCGCGTCGATGAACGCGATAGGCTGACTGGCGGGCGGGAATGGCGGGTACTCGTAGTCCGTCCTATGGCTCGTCATGTTGAAGACGAGTAGCAGGTCGTAGGATTGGCCGGGTTCGTAGTGGCAGACCGTGTGGCCGAGTTCTAGAAGCCCACGGTGGAGGCCGCCCATGAGCGGCGGGTTGGATGCCCATTGGGGCGGATAGAGGCCGATTCTCACGCCGTCACCAACGCCCTGTCGCTCGTCCGAAGGATGTTCGATGGCAACCCACTCTGGCCCATTGAATGCTCGTATTGGACCCCCGGTGCGCCGTGGTTATATTCGATGCCGAGTTTGCCCCGCACATCAGCCTCCAGCAAATCCCGCATCTGAGCGATCTCTTCCGCTTTCAGGTAGTCCGTAAAGACGTAGGACGTGTATTCGCCGGGGATTCCCTTGTAATACTCGGCTACCTTATTGAAATCGACTTCGTAACTATGGAGGCGGTCGCCTGTGCGCGGCGCGGTGAACGTCCATACGCCCGGAGATGTCTCGATAGCCAGATCGTAGTAATCGGTTCCTGGGTACGTGCTAATCACGGTACAGTCGAAGTCGTCAGGTTTCTCCTGCAAAAGCCAGTCTTTCGTGTCCTGAATTGTCTCAGCGCTCTCTCCTGCGTGGCCGATAGACATAAGCGCTTTGACCTTCAACCCATTGTCGCGCGCGTACTGCATACACTTGGAATTCTGTTCTCGCGTCGCTTTCTTCTGGATGTTCTCTAGAATTCGAGGGGAGCCCGACTCGAATCCTACAAGAATCCAACGGAACCCAGCTCGGTACATCAACCCTGCCTGCTCGTTCGTGAATAGGTTCGACTTAATGAACCCGCGCAACCGAAACTCCACCCCCAGTTCCTGCTGGAGATCGGCTATCGCGACCATCAACTGAGCCATAGACGTGTTGACGTTGAGTTCGTCGTCATAGCAATTGCCGGACCAAACCGCTTTCCCATTTCGCCGGACAAGAATCACGCCTGTCGAAACGGTAACACAATGAACTTCCCCATCATAGGGAATAGTGTCGTATTGCCCCTGACTGCCCCAACGAGAGTTAATCGTACAATCGCGTTGCCGACTCAATTGAATCCGGTCACGGTTCAGGCTGTCATAAGCCCACATACCCGCTTTGATCGCCATTTCCTGCAGGTCATCTCGCATCCGCTTAGAGGCAGACATAATGAACTGCTGACCCGTCGCGCTAGTTGAACCGTCACCCTTGACGTAAGTGTCAATAAACAGGCGGATCAACCCCGAAGACATCTGCTTGAATTCAGCCGGCACGTGCTTGTAGTGTGATGTGCCGAATTGCCGAAGGTATTCGTAAAGTTCACGACTATCAATGTGGAATTGGTTGCTCGAATACGAATACCGGTATCCAAGTTCATCCAGCACAGACTTAATCTCGGCCACCTTCTCCGGGTTATGTTCAAGATGCTGCTTGATGCAGATTCTATAACCGCGACCGTTTCGCACCTTTGGACGGTAACAGGAGCCTTCGGCGAGGTACCACGCCATGAACTTAACCCATACGTCCGCCTTGAACCATCGCTCGCCTTCCTGAACCTTCGGACTGCCATGGTTTCGACCGAGATATTTCACCACATAGGCCGGAATGCTGAACCCGGAAACTTTGTCGCCTTGCCACACCGCGCGTTGAAGCATCCAACTCTCGCCGTGCATGGCACATAGTTGGCTCGCCTCTATATGTCGATAATCTCCGTCTCGCTCTGACTTCGCCCACATGCGATGTTCAGGAGTTACCGCGAGGTCAACGAACCGGTTCTGAACCGTTACCAAATCACCGTTAAATGGCTTGCGGATAATCCTCTTTGGAATCTCATACATGAGTTCGTTTGACGCCGGATTCAACACGGCAACCCTATCGACTGGCGTCAGGTCCGCAAACCGAATCCATCCCCGATCTTCGGTCAGAATATCCGTTTGGTCGTCATAGCACATGATTCCGGTGTAGTCGTATTTGGTGTGCAGATGACGTATCTCCGCTACGATGTTCTCAGTTGAACGTGTGCGAATGCGCCGAAGCATGGCGGAGTTACGACCACCGCAGAAGGTGCATTGATACGGGCAGCCAAGTTGGGCTATAAGGGAACTCGCCCGCCGCCCCTCAATGCTGTAGTGGTACGACTCCACGTCTACCAAATGCCGCGCCGGGAACGGAATCTCGTCGTATCGGTCGTTCGTCAGGAACAACTGGCTCTTCACGTCGTCCGCATCCACTAGCTTCGGCGCGTGGGGCATGATAGCGTGGAACACCGCGTCGTCCCCGTCGCCCGCCACCAGCACGTCGAACATCTCGTGCAGGATATCCATCGCCGCGGACGCCCTGCCAATCCGCCCGGTCACGAACTCCCGCTTCCGAGCCGCGTTCACGAGCGTAACGTGCGGCCCTCCGAGAATGACACGGCAATCCGGCCTGACCTCCCTCAATGCCTTGACGATGAGAGCCGCTGCGGGCATCTGCGGGGTCGTGGCGGTCAGACCGAAGATAGCCGCCGCGCTTCGAGAAGAGTGGTCCCTGACAGCCTCCTCGAAATTGGAGATACCGGATAGGTCAAGGTGTTCGACGGTGTAGCCGTCGCGCTCAAGGCAAGCGGCGACACGGAGAATGCCGAGGCTCAAAAATACGCGCTCGTCTAGCAAGAATGGTGACGGTGGCGTTATTAAGCAAATCGGGTTCAATCGTTACTCCCCGGCCCTCGCGGAAACAGCAGCGCCCATATGATCTGCCCCATGACGTAGAGGAACCATCCGACGATGACCGCCGCAGTCACCACGCCGACTGCTACGGCGACCACGACGACTATCCCCGCGCTCCTCACCACTCCCACTCCCCGAACTCCTCGTCCTCTTTGGCCCGCTTCTCGCCGAGGTCCTTCACAAAGCAGGGATTCTGGTACTCCCGCAGAATCCCGCACCCCTTGCTTCTGAACCGCTCGATATGACGGCATCCCTGGCAACCCGTGAGCGGATAGGCGGCGCGGGTGATGACCTGATCGACGCTCAGGTGTTTGGTTTCGATGGTATTGCGGGCAATCATCGATTCGTCACCCATGCCAGCGTAATCTCGCACCCTTCCGGCTCTCCGAACCGCTCGTAGACGGCCTGATACACGCCGGGGAAGTAGCCGTGGTTCTCGAAGCAGTCGTGGAACGCCATCCGTCCGCCCTTCTTCAGTCGCGGCCACCACAATTCGATGTCCGCCTTAACCGCCGCGTAGGAGTGATCCGCATCGATGAAGATGAAGTCGAACTTGCTTCGCTTGTCTATCTTCGCCGCATACTCCGCGCTCGTGCCAATGAAGTAATCCACGTTACCGAGCCCGTCGATTGTGCGGAGGAAGTCGGTTAGTGTCGTCAGGTCGTCCTGTTGGATGGTGCCAGCGCTATTTGCTTTGAAGGTGTCCACGCTGAACACGCTCGCCGCCGTCTGTGCCATCAGCCAAGTGCTGTAGCCCGTGAACGCGCCGATTTCTAGACAGACTTTGCCAGCGGCGAACTCCGGCAACTTCTCCGCCTCGCACGGATGGAGGAATCCCGTTACGCCTCGCGCTTCGGCTAGTTCGACGTACATTCTCGCTCCCATATTTCACTGTTGACTACCATCATATCCACGACACCCCGCTCCCAAAACTCGACCGCATCGGCCCGCGTTTCGAGTATCGGTTGGCCGTCCACATTGAGGCTCGTGTTCAGTAGCATCGGCACGCCAGTCAACTTCTCAAACTCCCGAATAAGCGCGTAGAAGTGTGGGTTATCCGCCCGCCTCACCGTCTGCATCCTTGCTGTGCCGTCCACATGCACGACAGCCGGAATCTCCTCCGGTCGCTTGCACCGGGCGGTAAACAGCATGAACGGCGATTCGCCGTCGAAATCAAACCACTCAGCCGACTTCTCCGCCAGCACCGAAGGACTCAGCGGCCGATACCATTCCCGCTTCTTGATAACATCGTTGATTCGGTAGCGGCTCTCAATCGTCCGCGGGTCCGCCAGCATGGAACGGTGACCGAGCGCTCGTGGTCCGTACTCAGACCGACC